GTCCTCCGACCCCAGGACTTTCCTACTTACTCACCAGAGTTAAGTAGGAAGGCAGTTTCCAACTGCCCAAGCCCAACGTGGCCACAGAAGCCACGCCCCATTGGCATATAATCCCAGTTGGGACTAATGCCGGTCCTCTTGGTATATCGTACCCAATCAAGCCTGACTGGAATACGACTACCCCTTAGACTTCCTTGCAAGAGAGCTAGATAAGAAGCATCCGGTAAAAGATGCCTCTTCTTCACTCCCTTAGGAGTCAGGATCACGTCATCCTTAAACAACATAGCAACTGGACGGCTAACGAATCGCTTGTAAGCGATACTTTGGCAGTTTTTGTTACGACGTCTGTTTTTTAGGTAAACGTAGGGAATCCTAACGCCCGCATCGTCGTTTTCTCCCAACGGCACCGGGGTATCCGGCACAGAAGAAAGAAGAGCCTGATAGACCTGCGGAACACCAATCATGGTGCGCGCAGACCAGTCAAGTAGACGATTAACAAGAACAAAGCGGTCCTGCACGGTTTCGAGTGACTTAACGTACACTCCCCGTATATTATGGCCACGATAGTAATCATGACCGCAAGACTCTCTGAACGGTCCTGTATTAAAGGACTTACTACTGTTGACTCGAAAACCAAGGATCTGAAGGTGGGACACAACTGCGCCATACATTACTGTAGGCACGATTATGTCGTCACCAAAGACACCCCAATTGCCAAGTCTACCCCGGGGAAAGCTAAGGGAAATCCCAAGCATCCGGGCGGTAGTAATGACAACGCCTGCAAACAGCAGGGTCTGTAATGGGAACGTAAAACCGTTTCCCATCGTTGACACCATATGCAACTCTATACTCTCTCTTTTATAGGAGGTAGTAGGTGAGCGGAGATACTCCAAAAGGGCCCAGAAGGTCCTCGGGAGTAGTCCTTTCACCATAGATAGCGATAGAGAGTCACTCGCACTTTCGAGATCGATAGTGCCAAATGATCCCGTGACGCTGCCTATTCGAGCAAGTTCTCGATTCTTGTCAGGCTGGATAGCCAGATCGATACCGTACTCCTTGAGGAGGCCGGATTCGATAAAAGAACCGAGGGCAAGCTCATACATCATATTGATGGATGGCTCGACACATATTGATCGTTTAATCTCGTCCGTCTTAGGAACAAAGGACAAGGTATTACCTTCAACGGTTTGAGGGTCACCGTGTATGGCTGAGCGACCTAGCTCAGTTTTATTCCATAACGGGTACACACTAGCCGAGCGACGATAAATCGCTCCCAACGAAGGTCGAGTGCATGTCAGAGGGC